CGCGATCCTTCAGCTTAGGGAAGGTGAGGTGCTCCGCCCAGCAGTCGATCAGCATGACGGACATTGGCCCGTCCATCGGCTTGAACACACCCCATGTCGTGAACGCTGTTGGGTCGTTGTAAGACTTGTCCGTGTACGCACAGTCATAGGACTGTAGGATGTACTCAAACTTAGGGAAGGGCTTGCCAGCGGGATACATCTGGAACATATCCCTTGTGACCACCTTACCGTCCTCTAGATCGACGATAGCGCCCATAACTTCCTGCTCGTATAGCTTCGTACCCTTGTACTGCTCCAACTGCCTCTGGAAGGCTTTGTCGAGGTTCTTAGCGTTGTCGTAGGTGCTGGCGCGGGATACCACCACGTCGTCACCTTCCCTGCCTACCAGATCAAGGATCAAGTCCTTTGGTCGGGGCGTTGTGGTCACGATCACGCGAGGGTGGCTGTGCGGTCTGTTGTCGGGCTTGATACGCAAACCCAGCATCATGTTGTCCCACGCCTCGCCCGTGCCGAGGTACTGGAATGCGGCTAACTCATCACACCAGCAGAACGACGAGTTGATACCGCGCAGTCGATCAAATGAGTCAGCCGATACACCCCTGATCTTGGAACCGTTAGACAGCTTGATCAGGTGGTCTTGTTTGTTGTAGTCCACCACCAATGGTTTGGGTATGCATTCGAGCAGTCCTGATTTTCCTTCAAAGCAGGTGAACTTCAAGTCCCCGCTGGTAGGTGCCAACACCACGCTCAGAGTGTTAGGGTGCGTCCATGCCCACCACCATAACGCCTCAGCCGCTGACCGAGTCTTGCCTGCACCCCTGCCTGCCAACATCAAAAACACCGTGTAATCAGAGTGCAGGTCTGGCGGTATCTGGTAGGCGTGTGCCATCTCGATCCACTTAGCATGGGCAATAAAAGCAATTCGATTGTGCTCTGACAGAGTATCAAACTCAGCGATGGTTTCAGAATCAAACATCTCTGCCAACATAAGTATTACTTTCTTAGCAAATCAGCCAAAACAGCGGATAAAACCCCGTGTTCTGCGGCACCCGCTGGCGCTTGAATGTAATACTTAGCCTGCACGTTTGGTCATTTCCATGTTGCGGATCACCTCAAGGAACTTGCTGGCGGTAGCATCCTGCGTGGCAATAGGTGCTCCACCCTCTACACCCTCAATGGCAACCCTGTCACCATACTTTGTGGGGTGAAATTTAGCCAGCAATTTAAGGCGGGTTTCAATGCGTAGCCTGCGGTGACCAAGCATATCCTCGACCGTCGTTGCCGCGCCCTCGTCTGTCATCACCTGCTTCTGACCCAATTCAACAGTGTCAGCAATCTGCAAGCACTCCTCAGCAATGGCGTCATAGCCAATATCGCGTGCGCGTGCGATGGATGCGGAAAGAGCCTCGTCGCGACCCATCCAATCGTACACCGTTCTCCACGCAGGGAACCCAGCGTTCTCTCTGCATATCTGCCTGAGCGGTACTCCCTCGCTTAACTGCTCACAGATAACTCTTGCTATCTCTGGGCTGTACTTTGATGGTCGTCCTGTTGGCTTTGAGGCTTCTGCGGCGTTTTCAGGCGTCATAGCACCCTTCACCTCTGTCTTGGCTTTTGAAGGCTTGGCGGAGCGTTTAGCCCCCTTCTTGACGGTTTCTGGCATGACCCGTATTCCCCTGTTGGTTTAGTTGCCCAGAGTTTAGCAAACCTTTGGGGTTTTCGGCAATAGGTTGTTGGCGGCTCACATAAAGCAGTGGGGTTCAAAACATTGCAAAAACTTTCCCTCGTATCGGCGCTAACCCGATACACCACCAACACGGCTGGGGACTGCGAGGGTTACTGGATTTCATATACCTACCCTCTATCGCTGTACCGAAGTAGCCTGTACAGGGCTACCAATCCCCATGCGTGTTAGGTCGTTAGGTTTTGTTAAGGCAACCTCAACGCTAGCGTTAAGGTTTCTTACCCTCGTGACATAACTTTCTAACGTATGCAGATGATTCTGGTGTATCGCACTCATCCTCTGTCAATGTGAAGTCTGGCACCCACGTCCACAATATCAAAAACACAATTAATAGTAACGCAATTGTAAGTTTTTGCAAAGCAGTTTCCTCTGGTAGTTGTTGGCTGGGTAGGTCTTTCATCATGTCGTCAATCTCCTGTTTGTTCATGGTTCCGCTCCTTCAGTGTTTTGTCGATGCCAGCGGCAAAATGCCCTAGCTGTTTGCCAGCAGATGGGTGTACGTCTTTAGACTTCTGCCACTGCTTGTCAATGTCTTCGAGGGTGATTCCCCTCCACTCTCTATTCTGGGTCGTCGTCTGGGTATTCGTCTGGGTCATTACGATCCTCCTCTGTTTCGATTGGTGTATGCAGTGCCTCGTAGTCGCTCTTGGCTTTACGCAGGCGCTCATCCTTCTCAAATTGCTCTGGTGTGATGGCTTTAAACTGTTTGAGCAATTCAGCCTCCACTTCGTTAAACAGGTTGTTCATGTCGTTCATGTGTTTCTCTCCTTCAGTAGTTCAACCGCCTGACCAACAGCACTCATTTGACCAAGGTTTTCGTTGTAGAAAAGGTCTGTCAACTCGTCATTGGTTAGACCAGTCCATGTGCGCTGTAGCAGGGGTTCGTTTCTCTCCCTGATCTTGCGCTCGACAAACCACACCAACTCAACAAAGCTGGGGGCGGCTGGCATCTCCCACGATAGGATGTCACCCCTTGTAAGTTCCACCCAATCGCTCTCTGTCAAAGTTTCTTGTTTAGTCATGCTGTCACCTCGCGCTGTGGCAGGTTGGCAAACTCTGTCAAGGTAACAAGGCGGACAGTCTCGCCGTCAAGCCTCCAGCCCTTAGCCCTCGCAAACCGTATCGCTTGCATGAAGGTGCAGGGGATAGTCACCTCGCGCCATGTGTTGTCGTAGTCGCTGTGGATCACGATCAAGTAGTCTTTTTTCCATGCGGTACTTTTCATCTCAGTCTCCTACATATTCGTTGGACTCAGCCACCAAGCGCTGGTGGTCAATCTTGGTCTCTTCCAGCAGGCGCTGGTACTCTGCCTGTGGGATGTCATAGGTGATGTCGGCACCAGTGGCATCAAAGATGAATAGGTCATAGACCTCAGCGTAACCGTCCACCTCTGGGAGGTAGTCGTAAGCCACTGTTACGGTCTCTACGGTATCGCCGTCATCAAAAGATACGACGTTGTCGAAGTTGTGTTGAAAGTCTGTAGTTTTCATTTCGCTTTTCCTTTTCGCTTTTGATTGTTTGGTTTACTGTGCTGAAACTTTATAAATTTGCACAATCGTGTCAGGGTGCAACCAACGATATTTAGACTCTGGCGCATCTTTGTGGCACACATAAACCGTATTGTCTGACCTCTCGCGCCATGACGACCCAACCTCGTCGTACAAGGTGTTGCCGTTTTTGATTGTGAATTTCCAATCACTAGGGATTGCGCCATTGCTCTCAAGGTCTGCAAGGTCTGTTACTGCCATTGAGCAAACCAAGTATTTCCAAGAGTATTGTGTTGCGTTTGTTGCGTTTGTCATTTCACTGTTCTTTCGCTGTTGTAGCACCGAGAAGTTCAGTGCATGGTGTAATTGTAACTTAAACAAAGGGGTTGTCAAGCCCCTTTGTAAAAATATTTTCTAAGTAGTTTCCCTTAGAACCCGTAGTTCTCTGCGCAGATGGGGCCAATGCCACGAGCGATGCTATCGCTGTCAGTCAATGCACGACCACAGACAGAGCAAGCGCCGAATTTCATGCCGTAGGCTACAGCGGCCTGCTTGGGGTCGCTGGAGACCGCTACGATGCGTTCTGCGGCCTCTGTGGTGCAGTCGCGTGATGTGAACAGGCGACCACCCATAACCTTGCCCAAGTACAAGCCGTCTTCTTTGTTTTTGATGTAGATAGCGCCAGCATTGTTGCTGTTCTCACCAGCAGGGCTAAACACAAATGTGTCAAGGCGCAACTTAGGGCGCTTCACGCCAGCTTGCTTGGCGGTGTTGAATGCCACCTCGATGGCCTCGACGGTAACCACTGGGGCTGACTCAGCGCGTGCGGCCTGCTCTGTAGCACGAGCGGCTTGGCGCTCTGCATCCTGCACGGTCAAGCGCTGGACGGTAGACATCTGGCGCTCTGTGAGGTGACCGTATTTGTTGAGGGCATCCAACATGGACTTGGCAAACTCAAAACGTGGTGCGCTGGACTCCATCCATGCGGCCTCGGCTGGGTTGGCATCTTTCCACTCTTGGGCCTTGGCGGCTTGCGCGTCAACCTTAGCAACAGCACGGCGTTGCGCGTTGGCCTTGGCCTTAGCGCGTGTAGCTGGGCTGGTCTTGAAAGACATCTTGCCTTTGCCCTTGCAAGCAAAGCATTCGCCAGAGCGAACGTTGATGTAACCAAAGGTGAAGCGACCAGTGCCGTTGCACTTAGGGCAAGCCTGCTCGAAGTAAGTCACTTCGTTGGCAGAAGACTTAGCTGGTGCGCCGAAGTCCAAGTCGTCAGCCATGTCGCTGAAGGGGTTTGATGCTGTGTTCATATTCGCTCCTAATTCGCTGTTACCTGCTTATTGCAGTGATGCTAGTATAACCTTAAATTAAACAATGCAACAAGTATTTGAAAATATTTTCTAGGTACTTTCCCTAATTTGCAAAATACTCAGCAATCTCGGACTCAATGCGGCTGGAGTCCTTGCCAGTCAGCTTGCGCTCTAACCAAGGGGCCGGGCGTCCACGGCGGTCACACACCACCCACTCTGCCTCGATGTAACCGTGGTAGTCCCAATCACTGGCGGCATGGTAGCTGAACGAGCCACGCACGCTCTCGAAGTGGGTCACGCCAACGATGCAAGGGATGCCTGCAACACGAGTTTCAATTTCTGCTATGAATGACATTTTATTTCCTTTCGCTTTTGATTCGCTTTTGATGGGGGCCGTGGCCCCCTCCACCTTATGCCTTGGCCCAGTATCCGTAGACCATGCGCTCGGTGCTATCCCATGCGTCATGAGCAACACCGTCAATCACCGCCACAAAGTGACGGGCCTGCTTGGCAATAACCACACCCGTAAGGTCACTACAACGAGCCTTACGGCCTGCAAACTGTGGAGCCTTCATCCACACAAAACCGTAACGCTTTAACACCTCGGTGTATACATCTTTCATTACGCCGTTACGGGCAGACTTTGCGCGACCGTTGTCGGCGTTAGCTTGAGCCAACTCTTTGTACACCGCGCTGTAGTCGAGGCCCAATGCAATTGCCATTGCACGAGCGCCACAGTCACCTGCTGTACCTTTGAAGCCAGCGGCCTTGCGGCCTCCATCGTTGTATTGATATTTCATTTCGCTTTCCTTCGCTGTTATCGACTATGCGGTATTGCTGTGTCGATGTTGTAAGTATAACCACAAGTTAAACGATGTCAATAACTTTCTCAAATTATTTTCTAGGTACTTTCCCTAATGTCTTTTAAGGTCATGCCGTAATTGTTGATGCCCCTTGGAATGACCACGCCAGCCTTGCGCACCAAGGTGTTGTGCTTAAACACGGTGTAGTCAACGTGGTGATGCCAGCGACCGAACCTCCAGACGACCTCAGCCACATCAGGGTGCAGGCGCTCTAGCATCTGCGACTTGGGTAGGGTTCCCTCCTTGGCGTAGAACTCGTCAGTGTTGCCGCCTGCCATTGTCTGGGTGGTGGCCTTCTCTTGCAGGAAGGCGTTGAACTGCACGGTGCAGAGGCCAGCCTTGAGCGCCCGCAGGGACAGGTCAGTGTCCTCGTTGTACCGCCCGCGCCAGCGCATGGGCAGGTCGTTCTTGATGAGCAGGCAGGAGTAGATGCGGGTGTTCATTACAAAGGCAGGCAGAGGCTCCTTGGCCTTGGCAAAGAAGTCGTAGTTGAACCCAGCGATGGCGACGTTCTCGTAGCGGTCAACGAAGTCCTCTGCGGCCCTGAATATCGTGCCAGAGGTGACCTTGACCATGAGGTTGCGGTTAAGCCTGTTGAAGCTGGCGATGTTGTCGTCCATGACCCAGTGGCGCTCGGCCTCAAGGGTAAGGCTGTGGAGCCAGCAGAAGTTGCGTGCGGCCCCGGGGCCTTTTCCAAGCGCCTGCGCAACGTCGTCACAGGTGTCGTAATCACGCAAAAACTCAGGCGGCAACACCAGCACCTTCTCTGGGTCAATCACGCTGGCATACTCGTCTCGCTCATGGGCCTCCACGACGATGTAGTAGGGGACATTGATGCGGTCAAGCGCTTTGCTTGTCAGGCGCGTCTTCCACCTCCCCTTGGACACAATGTAGATGGGGTACTTAGGGTTCATCAACGTACCTCAAATGCGATGCCCTGCGGAACTCAGCAAACGGGAACCACAACGCCTTTTGCCTTGGCGTGATGACCTGCTCCACCAGCTTGGCAAACTCTTGCACATCTTCTTCACTTCTGAACCGAAGGTTGAGGACGCGAAAGGGCGTCAGGTCTTCCTGAAAGAACTCAGGCATACCCTGCCACTCCTTGCGCCAGTCAAACTCTTCGTAGCCAAACAAGTCTGTCATTCAGGCTTGCCTTCCATCTTGAGGTGGGCCAACAATTCCTTTGCCGCAAACACGTCGACGGGGTACACGTCAATGTATCGCTCAATCTCGTTCAGGACGTAGCTGTAGCCCGCGTCGAAGCCCTTGATGTAGTCAGACATCACCGCCTCGCTTTGAGGGCGCTTACAGCCCTCGTGGGCCTTTGTGAAGGCATCCATCTTGCCCAAGATGGCATCGATGGGCGCAGGCATTTTGATGGCCTCGCTGAAGCCGCAGTGCTGGCACTCCATGCGTTGGGTGGTGCTGTTGTGAATGATGTGGTCGGTGTTCATGCTGTCTCCCTTGCTTCCTTGCGACCACGCTCAACAAAGTAGCGTGCGTCTGATTGCTCGTCGATGTGTTCTTCCTGAAGCATCTTGCGGATGCCTTCGGCTACGGCCCGCGCCTTGTCAGCGCTGTTGGCCTTCTCGTAACGATACCCTGCATTGATGTAGTCTGCTTGTGCGTGTTTCATGTAAACCCTTTCGCTTTTAATTTAAAAAAGGGGCTTGCGCCCCCTTCCTTATGCCGCTACCAACTCCTCGATGTCGATGGTGTTGGACTTCAACTGGGCCAAGCCATCAGCCAAAGACCAGAGAGCGCGATTCAGCTTGACGTTCTCATTGACACCACCAACTGCACGAGTAGACATACGGCGACCAGTTGCGCTACGACCAGACACGCCACCCTTGATGAGGTTCTCTTGCACGCGGTTGAAGGTAGTCCACAAGTCGGACTTACGGTCGTCCCAACGATTTGCGCGTAACACGCGGTCAGCCTCGACCGGGGCCTCACCATCCCAACGCAATTGCAGGGCGGCATTAGCAAACAACTGTTGCTCAGGCTCACTCAAAGAAATGGCCTTGTAACCACCAATACGCTCGGCGATTTGATTGGACGTCTCCAACACGCGGAAGGAACCCTCAATCACGTTATCGACCACGTTGCCAGAGTGACGCACGCGGACATCGTCAATTACATCGCCTGCAATCAAACCGTTTGAGCAAACAAAACGAAATACACCAGCAAACAATTGATAAGACGATGAGCCATCGTGGCTGTTAACCAAAATAATCTCAGGCACTTCCTCAGTAGACATCACCGAGTTTGCATGACGCAGACGCACGAGATGCTTTGTATGCTCACGCTTAGACTGGTCGCGCACGCGGGTCTGGCGAACTTCGTAAGGCATAAAACCTTCGTTGCGCAGACCGTCCAAGACTTGGATGGTAGGGATAAAAGAATAACGCTCACCGCGTGACTCGTGAGCCGACTCAGCCAATACGCTAGGAGCGTAGCGGGCGATGACGTCGTTAGAGAGTGGCTCTGTGCCACGGAAGACTGTTTGCTGTGATGATGAACCGTAACGTACCATGATAAATTTCCTTCGCTGTTGATATTTAAAAGTGGGGCCGAGGCCCCGAATTGATTAACGTGATGTGACTTTGACAGAGAACACCGCAGTGGTCTTTGTGTGACGGGCAATCTGCTCGGCAGTCGCGCCCAACTCAGCCAACAAGGCTTTGTTGTCAACCACTGAGCGGTTGCTCTCGATGTATGTTGCTTTGAAGAGGTTGCCCTCGACTACCTTGTCGCCACCAGCAGAAGCGGCGTCTTTGATGCCGTCCTTGATGGAGTCAGCTTGCTTGGTCAACTCAGCAATCTGAGCCAAGAGGTTACCCAGTACGTCGACTTGAGTGAGTTGAATGTCGTTTGATTTCATAATTCGCTTTCGTTTGGTTACCTGCCTTGCAACTATTGCTTGGTCAGTGATGCTAGTTTAACCCCAAATTAAACGCCGTCAACAACTATTTTAAAAATATTTCTAAGGAAAACCCTAATACGTTGCAAAAAAACAACCGCCCTACGCGCAAACCGTAATGCCAAGCAGGCGTCTGGTGTCATTGAGCAAGTCGTCCTCGTCGTAGCCGTAGTGCTTAGGGAACCCCTTCGTCCCAAGCCCGTGCAGGCCCGTAGCGCCTCTGTGATGCTCTGGGCATAGCGGTATGACGTCCATGTGGCTAGAGCGCCTCCCAGCCCCTGTTCCTGCCCTTTTGTGGTGTAGTTCGGCGGGCGTCCCCTCATAGCCCATCCTTCTGCATACGGCACACCCCAGTTCAGCCACGCGCCCCATGTGTTTTTTCTCTGCAAGTGTGGTCATTGCTTGCCCTTGGTAAAGCCGCCACGGTTCTTCAGGTCGTGACAGGTCTGGCATCGCCACTGAATGCCACCCCTGCTGTTCCTGCCCTTTACGTCTGCGGGGTTTAGGCGACATACCTGACAGGTCTTTGGCTTGTCAGTCACGTTTCATGCCCCTTACGAATATTGCAAACGAGGCAACGGTGTCTCCACCATTCCTCATCTTTTCAAACTCAAGCGCTACCTCCTCCAATACACCGTTGCGCAACTCCGCATAAAACTCCTCGCCAGTCTTAGGCTTGAGGTTTTCAATCTGGCGCTTGCGCCAGCCCTGCGCTTGGTCAATCCGCTCGAACTCCTCATCTTCTGGTGTCTTCATGGTCATCCTCCACATTGAGTAAATCATCAAAGCAAATCCAGCGACTGCCAGATAGTGCGTGTGGGTTATCCACCCATCGGTCAAAACCATCACCCAGCTTAGACCGTTGAGTACGCCCCATTGAAAAGAATTAAAACGCATACTTGTTGGAACAAAGAACGTCGATGACGGTCTCTGTGCTGTAGCCGTTGACGTAGCGCTTACCGTATATCACGCGGGCGCGGAGGCCAGCCTCTTGGCAGTCCTTGATGGCATCAATCTGCTCACCGCGTGACAAGGGCTGGATGTTCCTGTCCATGATGAGGTTCTGTGCCGTGATGTAAGGGGCATCCTTGTTGGATGAACACCCAGCCAATGCGCCCACTGCGCACACTGCAATAAAAATCTTTTTCATATCGTTGCCTTTCCCTCTGCTCTGTTGTTAGCTTGTTCTGTTCGCCATATTTCTACGCGCAAAGTCGCCGCCGTGATGTCCCATTTGAGACGCTCCTCAATTAGCACAGCCTCTTTCAATCCATCAAGCAACTGCACATACTCAGGGTGCGCGTATGCATCGCGCTCTTGCGCCCCAATTGCGGTCTCCATGCTTCGCTTCATCAAAATTGATTTCAATGACTTGCGATATTCCTCGATGTATGTGCGCTCTGCCTTGGCCTTGGCAAAGAGCGCGGCGTGCTTGAGGATGTAGTCCACCGCCTTGTGCGGGTCTCGGTCTTCATTGCTCATAGTACATTTTCCTTTTTGCGCGGTTGCGCTTGATGACCATGCCAACAAAAATCACGACACTTATCCAAAACATGAATCCAGACAATGACATGAACGCCCAAAAAAACCCTCCGAATGTGTTAAACATTTACTCCCCCTTTGTAGGCTGACATAGCCAGTAGTACCACACTAAAAAAATACCAATCCCCCAAGCTAAAACTCCAGATAATAAAAAAAACAAACCAACCACGTTGAACAATGTATCCATCAGTCACCCCCTTTGTTGATGAAGTCTTCTCTCACATCAAGCATTGCTTGCGCTTGCTCGTAAGCCTCGTAGGCAATATCTATTTTTGATTTCAAAGCCTTTGATGGCTTTTGCAAAAGACCAATCAACGCAAGCATTGCAAATATGTCAATCAAGTCTGGTTCAGTTTTCATGTGCGACTCTTTTCTTTTTCTTTAAGGTATTGCGTGACGTGGTCATGCAAGATGTCAATCAATGGTGGGTCTCCTGCAAACAAAAAGTACACGACGACCAACGATAAAATCCAATTCATAAAACCCCCTCTATGGTTACCTTGACCATGCCGCCGACCTCGTCTGCCCAGTACACACGCAGGTCTTCTATCAAAGCGTCGTCCTCCATCACGCCTGCGTGGGTCATGGAGTCAAGCAAAGCCTTCAGCAGGTTGTCTAAATCGCGACGACGGCGGTCTGGGCGGAAGCATTGAATCTCCACCTTCACTGCGTAGTCAATGTGCTTGGCGGCTCGTTGTATCAGCACTTGGTCAGCAACCGCCTTGCGGTACTCGCGCCCCTTTGCACTGATGATGGTGCGACCATCGAAGTTGCGCCAGTAGGTGTTGACCGTTGGAGGCCAAGGTAGTGTGATTTCAATCATTCTTTGGCCTCATACGATTGCGAATCAATTCGCCTGCGCCCTCATAAGCACCGTGCGCTTCAGCAATCTTGGCGCACTCCTCGCGTTCGATTGCAATTGCCTGCTTGGTGGTTTGAATTGCTATTGCCATAATTTCGGCCTTGGCCTCAACCAATGCCGCATCAAACTCGGTCTGCGTGAACAGCTTCATCACACCCGCATGACCCAACAGTTGCCGCCCCAAGGGGCTTAAATCATTTTCGTTTTTACTCATTTCCATTCTCCTTCGTTACCTCTGTTGCCTTTGACCCATTGGTCTCTAATATCTGCCTCAAGGCGGGACTTGGGATGAAGTTCATTCCATCCCTTGTGGCGCTTCCCACGCTCGTCAACGTAACCATTGAGCCAACGGTACGCGCTATCGCGATTTTCCATACGCATCTTGATGATTCCTCGAACGAGACAACGGTGACGATGCTCATCTTCTCCTTCGCCCTCCTGCCCATAATTCAAAACCTTCCCCCGTTGTCAAACGACATCGGTATCGAGTCATGGTTCTCTATAAACTGCTGGCTGTCTTTGTGATACCAAAGCGAATACCAATCTTCTGACTCGCCGTTACGTTGCTTCTCACACATCAGGTAAGCA